AACTGATGACGTAATCTTTTAATCATGGAAGCTTTAATTGACCAAGACTTAGTGTGCTTTCGATGTGCTGCAAGTGCAGAGAATGACGACCTAGGTATAGCTATATACAGAGCTAACGAACTGTTTGATCAGATACTTGAGAAGACACAAGCTAGCTCTTATAGAGCTTTCTTAACAGGCACTAATAACTTTAGGAAACAAATCTATCCTGAGTATAAAGCAAACAGAACAGCTCCAAAGCCTAAGCACCTTGAAGATTTAAGAGCATGGGCTGTTACTGAACTGAATACTGAGGTAGCAGATGAAGGACTAGAGGCAGATGATATGCTTGGTATTTATCAAACTGATGATACTATCATATGCAGTTTAGATAAGGACTTGTTACAGATACCAGGTAAACACTTCTCTTGGGAGATTAATGGTAAAGGATGGACAAGACCTGATACGTTTACTGAGCAATCAGAGCTAGAAGGTCTTCGTCTGTTTTATGAACAGTGTATTAAAGGAGATCGTAGTGACAATATCAAAGGCATTGAAGGCATGGGGGAGAAGAAAGCTAAGGTACTTCTCGCTGATGCAACAACGGAAAAAGAAATGATTAACATAGTACGTAATGCCTATGGTAATGATGAAGAGTTCTTAATGAATGCTAGTTGTTTATGGATCCTTCGTAATGATAGACTCAAATACAAGGAACACTATGCCAACATTCAAGAGCAAGTTTGAAGCAGCAGTATGGAAAGAGCTTAGTCAACATTACAAATCATGTAAGTATGAGCCTGATAAACATAATTACATACAGCCTGAGATACATCGTAAGTATATACCTGACTTTAAGATGGGTAGAAACTTTTACATAGAAGCTAAAGGCAAACTAGACTTAGCAACAAGACAAAAGATGGTGTGGTTTAAAGAATCTAATCCACATATAACGATAGTCTTTTTATTTATGAACGCAAGTAATAAGATAACCAAACGAAGTAAAACTACATATGCTATGTGGGCAGAAAAGAATGGTTTTTTATGGCTAGACTATAGAGAGGATTGGATAAATGATTTTAAAAAACTTAAGAAAACAAGATGATGGATCCTATGACTTTGACTTTACAGTATCACCTGAAGAAGCAGAATATTTAATGGACTTTGCAATACAAACATTAATTAAAGAAGGTGTTATTAAAGTTACAAGTGGTGATTCAGAGTTTGGTTTTATAGAAGATCCAGATGAAGGGAGTACGTTACAATGAAACATTTAGTTATACCAGATTGTCAGGTTAAACCTAATCAATCAGTTAAGTATTTAGAAAACATAGGTAGGTATATCGTAGAGAAACTACCAGAAGTCATAGTCTGTATAGGTGACTTTGCTGATATGCCTAGTCTATCTTCATATGATACAGGTAAGAAATCATTTGAAGGTAGGACATACAAAGCAGATGTACGTGCAGTACACAAAGGTATGGAAGCTTTACTTGGTCCATTACAGAAGTTCCAAGCTAAACAACGTAAGCTTAAAAAGAAAGTTTACAAACCTAGAATGATATTAACTCTAGGTAATCATGAAGATCGTATAACACGAGCAGTAGAATATGATCGTAAGTTAGAAGATCTAATTAGTATAGAGGACTTAAATTATGAACAGTATGGTTGGGAAGTGTATGATTTTCTTGACGTGGTTGTGGTTGATGGTATTGCTTACTCTCATTATTTTGCTAGTGGTGTCATGGGCAGACCAGTTACATCAGCACAGGCTTTACTCAACAAAAAACACATGTCATGTTTCGCAGGACATCAGCAAGGTAGACAAATTGCCTATGCTAGGAAAGCAGATGGTTCTGAAATCACAGCAATCATAGCAGGTAGTTGCTATGAACACAATGAAGATTATCTAAATATACAAGGTAATCAACATTGGAGAGGCTTCTATGTATTACATGAAGTAAACAATGGTAGTTTTGATGAAATGGCAGTCTCATTAAATTATGTAAATAAGAATTATTCTCTTGACAAAAGAAGAAAAAGGTGATATACTAATGGTACAAGCTTTGAAAAAACAAGTAGGTGGTAAGCATTACTCTAAGTTTGTTATACAACCTACAGAGTTTATATATAAAAACAACATACCTTTTATTGAAGGATGTGCAATTAAATACCTCTGTCGTTGGCGAGACAAAGGTGGAGTACAAGATCTAGATAAAGCTATACACTTTATTGAGATGTTAAAGGAGTTAAACAATGACACAGTTTGAACAAGCTAAGTTTAATTCTAAAGCTAACAATAAGAAGTTCGAAGAGAACTTTGATAGAATCTTTAGAAATAAAAAAGAAGATACAAAGAAAGAAGAGAAGAAATAATGCTTACGTTTTCAGAACTTATAGAAGAATTATATTATGTAGATGAAGTTACTTTAGTAGAAACCCTTGGGCTTACTGCTGAAGATATAGTTAATAAGTTCTTAGATAGGATAGAAGACCATCAAGATGATCTTCGAGAATTAATTAATGATAACAAAGAAGGGTTTAATTTTTATGACTACGATGACAAGTAAAGAGTTACCTACTCTCTACCAACAAGTAATACACTCATCTAGATATGCTAGATATATACCAGAAAAAAACAGAAGAGAAACATGGGATGAAACAGTTGACAGACTAGTTACATATCTTAAAACTAAAACACCTAAACTAGAAAAAGACATTGAAGAACTGCGTACAGCAGTACTCAATCTAGAAGTAATGCCTTCTATGCGTTTATTAATGACAGCAGGTGAGGCATGTGAACGAGATAATATAGCAGCATATAACTGTAGTTACTTAGCAGTTAATAATAAACGAGCTTTTTCAGAAGCTCTATACATTCTAATGAATGGTACAGGTGTAGGTTTTAGTTGTGAACGACAAGAAACTAATAGACTACCTAATGTACCAGACAAAGTAGAGTTATGTGATGATGTTATTGTAGTCGAAGACAGCAAGTTAGGATGGGCTAAAGCCCTTAAAAAACTAATCTCTCATTTATATGAGGGTGATATACCTAACTTTGATCTTTCTAAAATAAGACCTGCAGGTGCTCGCCTCAAGACCTTTGGTGGTAGAGCAAGTGGATCTGATCCATTGAAACAACTATTTGATTTTGTAATAGAAACTTTCAAACAGGCTGAAGGACGTAAGCTTTCCTCTATCGAAGTACATGACATCATGTGTAAGATAGGACAGATCGTTGTGGTCGGTGGTGTCAGACGATCTGCTCTTATCTCTTTATCTAACTTGACTGATCGCAGAATGCGTGAAGCTAAAATGGGAGCATGGTATGAACCAAAAAATTACCCATATAGAAGTATTGCAAATAACTCCGTTGCCTACACAGAAACACCTGACAGTGAGACTTTCATGGAAGAATGGTTATCTCTGGTCAAGTCTAAATCAGGTGAACGAGGAATGTTTAATCGAATTGCTGCACAAAATCAAGCCTCTAAGTGGGGACGAAGAGATCCAAATCTTAGCTACGGAACGAACCCTTGTAGCGAGATTATCCTACGAGATAAACAATTCTGTAACCTTACAGAAGTTGTTGTCAGGGCAAACGATACAGAAGACAGCTTAAAACGTAAGATTAGATTAGCTACCTTACTAGGTACTATTCAATCTACAATGACAGACTTTAAATTCTTATCAGTAGAATGGAAACAGAATACTGAAGAAGAAAGATTACTAGGTGTATCATTAACAGGTATTATGGATGCTAAGATTACTAACAATCCTGATCCTAAGATGCTAGAAAGATTAAGAGATGAAGCTAGAAAGACTAACAAAAAGTATGCAGAGCTTCTTGAGATACCTGAATCAGCAAGTATTACATGTGTTAAGCCAAGTGGTACAGTATCTCAATTGGTGGACTCTGCCAGTGGCATTCATGCTCGTCATCATGATCAGTATATCAGAACTATTAGGATGGATAAAAAAGATCCTATTACAGACTTTCTAATTACTGCAGGATTACAACATGAAGATTGTCAAATGAATCCTAAAACTACATATGTCTTTAGCTTTCCGATCAGGGCCCCTAAAGGTGCACTGACTCGGAACAGCAAAACAGCTATTAAACAGTTAGAACTATGGTTAACATATCAAAGACATTGGTGTGAACATAAACCATCAGTCACTGTATCAGTACGAGATAAAGAATGGGTAGAAGTAGGTGCATGGGTATGGAATCATTTTGATGAAATCAGTGGTGTATCATTCTTACCACATAGTGATCATACATATGCACAAGCACCATATCAAGATGCTACATCTGAAGAAGTTAAAGCTTTAGAAAAGATTTCTCCTAGCAAACTAGATTGGAGTTTATTTATAGAAGAAGATGATAACACTACAGGTACACAAGAACTTGCGTGTTCATCAGGAAGCTGTGAAATTATATGATAACTACATTACAACCAATATGTGGAGTACAATTAGGTATAGAGTTTACTGAAGCAGAAGTAAATGATACAATAATTAGCTACTGTCTTATAGATCTATTGATATTACGAATCCAAATAGCATGGTTTAAGTCATGAAAGTGTGTGTTGTAGGTAGCAGAAGCCTTAATTCTGCAGATAAAGTATTACCTATTATAGATAAGTTTATTAAAGAGC